CAATAGTTATGACGCAAACACCCGAGCAGAATGTAACGGTTGGGTTTAGTTAAGTTCGTTTCTTTCCCTGAAGACTTCCCTACGACAGTGGTACACATCGCTGTCAGTTAGGTACACAACGAAGTCTCCGGGGAAGATTGTTTCGTGCGCATTAAAGCGAATATTTTTACCACCAATTTCAATATAAAACTCAGACTCACTAACGGCGTGAATCACATCAGTAGCTTTAATCTCATAGGCATCTCTTAGTATTGGTTTGCTTGTGTAGCTCTTAAAGCCTTCAGGTACATTCATTTCGAATTTCCTTTTTTGGTTTGGGTAAGATCGAAGTGATAATAAACAAACGTAGGAAAGTTTTTCTATGAAAGATGATGCAAGACAAATTGACACAGATCCAGTCTCATTAACCGAATGGAAGAATGAACCTTCGGTCAGGGACTTAAAGCAAGATTATGAAGATGCTAGAAGCGATCATAAGACACAAGTAAGTAAGATCAATACTTGGTTAGATAACTTACACGTCGAAGGTCAAGCCAAGGTTAATACCCCTAAAGGTAATTCCAAAGTAGTCCCCAAGCTTATCCGTAAACAGGCTGAATGGCGCTATGCGGCTTTATCTGAACCCTTCTTAAGTTCTCCTGATATCTTCGATGTCACTCCTGTTTCTTGGGAAGACAAAGAAGCAGCCATACAAAACCAGCTAATTCTCAATAACCAATTTAGTACTAAGATCGGTAAGGTTGAATTCATTGATGAATTTGTTAGAACCGCAGTCGATGAAGGTACCGTTATATGTAAGGTAGGGTGGGAGTTTGAGGAAGAATTATACGACACGATCGAACCTATTGTAGAGTACATACGTAATGACGGTATGGCTGCCATGCATGAGCAATTAGCGCTTATGAAGCAAGCCAATCCTGGGCAATTCTATATGGAAGTACCCGAGCAAGTGCGTGAAGCGCACCGTATGACAGTTGAGTTGGGCTACCCTGTTGAGCCTAGAGTAATTGGTAGAGAACAGGTTAAGAAGTCCCGTACTATTAAAAACCATCCTACGGTAGAAGTTTGTGATTATCGTAATATCGTTATTGATCCATCCTGTAAAGGCGACTTAGATAAAGCTGGTTTTATTATTTATAGCTTTGAGAGTTCTATGTCAGTACTTGAGAAAGACGGACGTTACCAGAACCTTAAATATATCAATGTTGAAGCAAATAGCCCTCTAGGAGAACCAGACCATGAAACTGATACCCCATCAAATTTTAACTTCTCTGACCAACCGCGAAAAAAGTTTGTTGTACACGAGTATTGGGGAAATTGGGATATTGATGGTTCTGGTGTTGTTAAGCCAATCGTGGCCGCTTGGGTAGGTGATGTACTCATTCGATTAGAGGAAAATCCTTTCCCGGATCAGAAGCATCCATTTGTCTCTGTTCAATACCTTCCTACTAGACGCTCCGTATACGGGGAACCGGATGGTTCCTTGTTAGAGGATAATCAGAAAATTATTGGTGCCGTGACCCGTGGCATGATCGATATCATGGCTAAATCCGCTAATGGTCAGACAGGTATACGTAAAGACATGCTTGATGCTGTGAATCGTAGACGTTACCAAAAAGGTCAGGATTATGAGTTCAACCAGAATGTTGATCCAAGACAGGGTATCCACATGCATACCTATCCTGAGATCCCTCAATCAGCTCAATTCATGCTCCAAGCACAGAATATGGAAGCTGAATCGTTAACAGGTGTGAAGGCTTTTACTGGTGGTTTATCTGGTGATGCACTAGGCGGCACAGCAACAGGTGTACGCGGTGTACTAGATGCAGCGAGTAAACGTGAACTCGGTATCTTACGTAGACTTGCAGCCGGTATTGTTAAGATTGGACGTAAGTTCATTTCAATGAATGCTGAGTTCCTTGATGAAGAGGAAGTCATACGAGTTACGAATGAAGAGTTTATCCCAGTACGTAGGGATGACTTAGCAGGTAATTTCGATCTAAAGCTAACTATCTCTACCGCGGAAGAAGATAACCAGAAAGCACAAGAGTTAGCATTCATGCTTCAAACCATGGGTAATAACATGGACCCTTCGATGAGTAAGATGATTCTATCTGATATTGCTCGTCTTAGGAAAATGCCTGATCTGGCTAAACGTATTGAAGAATACGAACCACAACCTGACCCAATTGAACAACAGAAGCAAATGCTCGAAGTAGAGCTACTGAAGGCACAGATTGCCAATGAGCAAGCTCATGCAATGGAACGTCAAGCAGGTGCAAACCTAGATCAAGTGAAAGCAGGTAATGTTCAAAGTGATACTGACCTGAAGAACCTTGACTTTGTAGAGCAGGAGAGTGGCGTTAAACAAGAGCGTGAGATACAGAAACAAGGTGAACAGGCTAGAGCAAATATGGCCTTAGAAACCTTGAAACATCGCTTATCCCAGTCAAATACCGAAAAAACTACGGTGAATGGTTAAAAAGTTCAGAAAAGTATTTTTTAGGTTCTTAGTATCGACCCCAAGGTAATACCTAGAACCTAACTAAATACTTAATGAGGTACACAATGTCTGAGCAACAGATTCACGAAATTGAAATCAATATGGAACAAGCAAAGAGCTTTATCGGTATGGGTGAAGCATTGGATAAGCTCCATAAGAATCGGGACTTTAAGAAGATCATCGTTGAAGGTTACTTCAAAGAAGAGGCTATTCGTCTAGTTAATCTTAAGAGTGAGCCAGCGATGCAATCACCTGAAAAGCAAGCATCCATTATTCGTGATATCGATGCCATCGGTTCTCTTCGTTCTTACTTCGGTAAGTTATATATGCAAGCTGACCAAGCAATTGAAGCAGTTAAGGCTGGTGAAGAAGCAATCGAAGAAATCCGTAACGAGGGTATCTAACAATGACTGATCAGACTACAGAGCCAGTAAATGAGGAAATGAACTCTCTTCTGAATATGTCTGATGAGGAGCTAATGAATTTAGACACTTCGTTCCTCGACGCTGACAAGACAGAAGATGAAACCTCTGTTGAGGACTCTTCCGATGAAGAACCGGGCGACAGCCAAGGTGATGAAATCGAAGAAGAGGACGGAGAGTTAGATAACAAAGAACAAGATACGGATGACTCTACCGATTCCGGCGAAACTGTTGAAGAAGATTCTGAGGAGGACACCGATGAAACGGAGGCCGATGAGACAGAAGAAACTGAAACAGATCAGGAATCGGAGAACGAAGAAGATTCAACCGTAGATTACAAAGCTTTCTATGAGCAGTTAACTGCGCCTTTCAAAGCAAATGGAAAGGAAATGAAAGTCGATAACGTTGACGATGCACTTCAGTTAATGCAGATGGGTGCTGGTTTCAATAAGAAGATGGCAGCACTTAAGCCAAATCTGAAAATGTTAAAGCTACTTGAGAAGAACAATCTTCTTGATGAGCAGAAATTAAGCTACTTAATTGATCTGGATAAAAAGAATCCTGATGCGATTACGAAGCTTATTAAAGAAAGTGGTATCGATCCGTTGGATATAGATACCCAAAGTGAAAGCGAATACAAACCTGAAACTTACACTGTTGATGATCGTGAACTTGCTCTCGATGAAGCTATTGCCGGTATTAAAGGTACAGAGCACTTCGATCAAACTATCGATTTAATCACCAATAAGTGGGACGGTCCTAGTAAACGTATAGTTGCAGAAAACCCCCAATTGCTATCCGTAATAAATGGCCACATGGCCAGTGGTGTTTATGACGTGATTAGTAACGCGGTAGAGGATGAACGCACGTTTGGTCGCTTGAATGGTTTAGGAGACTTAGAAGCTTATCGCCAAGTTGGTGATGCATTACAAGCTAAAGGTGCATTTGATCACTTGTTCCAAGAACAAAATCAAGAGAAACCAAAGCAGGTAATCAAGCCTAAAGCTAAGTCAGACCCGAAACTGAAATCTAAAAAGCGAGCTGCAAGCTCTACTAAATCGACCTCATCTCAACAGAAAGAAGTGGATCTAAATCCATTGTCTATGTCTGATGAAGACTTTGAGAAGGTCGGATTGGATAAATTTTTGTAAAGGTAACTTATTATGGCTAGACAATATAATGCACCAGCAGATGGTACCCCTTCTCAGGTAGGTACCCAGTTACGTGACTTTTATTACCAGAAGACTGCACTAATTGAGGCACAGAAGGAACAGTACTTCTCTCAGTTAGCTGACGTGACTTCTATGCCTAAGCATATGGGTAAGAAGATCAAGAAGTATCAGTACATTCCACTATTGGATGACGCTAACATCAACGACCAAGGTCTTGATGCAGCAGGTGCTGTTATCGCTAACGGTAACTTGTACGGTTCCAGTAAAGACGTGGGTTCTATCCCAGGCAAGATGCCAGTGCTTTCTGAAACTGGTGGTCGTGTCAACCGTGTTGGTTTCAAGCGTAAAGAGATTGAAGGTACGATTGAGAAGTTCGGCTTCTTTGATGAGTACACTCAAGAGTCTCTAGACTTTGATACTGATGCTGAACTAATGCAGCACATTAACCGTGAGATGATTTACGGTGCTAACGAGATTACTGAAGATTTGCTTCAGATTGATCTATTGAATGCTGCGGGTGTTATTAAGTATGCAGGTACGGCTACGGCTGATGGCGAGATCGATGGCACTTCTGAAGTAGATTATAACGATCTACTACGTCTAAGCATTGACCTAGACAACAACCGTACACCTAAGCAAACCAAGATTATCACTGGTTCTCGTATGATCGATACGAAGACAATCGGTGCTTCTCGTATCATGTATGTTGGTTCTGAGTTGATTCCTTTGTTGGAAGAAATGACAGATCTACATGGCGAACGTGCTTTCACTCCTGTTGAGAAGTACGGTGCTGCGGGTACGTTGCTACGTGGTGAGATTGGTACGATAGGTAAGTTCCGTATTGTTTCTGTTCCAGAAATGATGAACTGGGAAGGTGCCGGTGCTGATGCAACAGGTAACACGACTCACTTCGATGATGGTTCTAACTTCAACGTTTATCCAATGTTGGTAGTTGGTGACGGTTCCTTCACTACGATTGGTTTCCAAACCGACGGTAAGACAGTGAAGTTCAAGATCTACCACAAGAAGCCGGGTGAAGAAACGGCAGATCGTAATGATCCATACGGTGAGACTGGTTTCATGTCCATCAAGTGGTACTACGGTTTCTTGAACCAGCGTCCAGAGCGTATTGGTTTAATCAAGACTGCTGCGAAGATGTAGCACTAAGGGGTGGACTTCGGTCCACCTCTTTACCTTATTCCTTTCTAAAATTCCCGGAGCTATAAACCATGACAGAAGTAACTAAGACTGAGATCGAACTACTTAAAGATGAAGCAGATGAGTTAGGTCTTGATTATCACCCATCTATTGGCGTAGACAAACTTAAGAAGAAAATCGAAGAGTTCAAAGCGGAAGACGTTGATGAACCAGTTGTTAAATCTCAACCTAAGCAAAGTATCGGTGAGATTAAAAAGAAAGCTTCAGAGCAAGTACGTATTCGTGTGACTTGTATGAACCCAGCTAAGAAAGAGTGGGAATCTGAATTGTTTTGTACAGGTAACGCAAAGATCGGTACCTTCAAGAAGGTTGTACCTTTCGAAACAGAATGGCATGTACCTCGTATTATCTTCAATATGATCAAGAACCGTAAGTACCAAACGTTTGTGACTGAGAAGACGAAAAACGGTGTATCTGTTAAGCGCGGTAAGATGCTTAACGAGTTTGCAGTAGAAGAGTTGCCACCATTGACTGAGGCTGAATTGAAAGATCTAGCACAACGTCAAGCAATGGCCGCTGGTACGGCAGAGTAGGGGTAATACATGGCTGAGATAGCACTTAATGATTTAACTGAAAGTACCGTTGATGGTAATGGTGTCTTCGATGTATTAATGAAGGCAACTAAGGCACATCTAGAACAGGAGTATAAGACCAATCGTCTTAAAGGCCCGGAATACTCTACGGTCTATTTAGGTGCTATCCAGTCAGTATTGACTCAATCCCTTCAGTTTGTCCTCTCTAAACAGAGGGCAGACCAAGAAGCTGAGTTACTTGCTGAACAGATCCGTACAGAACAAATCAACCAAGCTGTAGCAAATCAACAGCTATTGAACCTTGCGG